AGCTTTAAAACGCATGCCTCCAGAGTAAACTGCATACAGTCTGCTCCAATAACACATGTGTCCACCAAGTGATGCACCTGTCGCTGTAGGGCGGGGATCGAAAACTCGAGACAATGGGAACTCGTTCATTCCTGGACGAATAGCACGCCATCGATTGGCACGCTTGCACAAATCAACAATACTACGCCCAGACGACCGCTGGGGCAATGGTTGAACGCGTTCCTCAGGTGTCACCACCATCACAGGACGCGGTGCATTAAGCACCTCCATACCAGCGTCTCCAGCAAGCATTTGGCACTGAACGTGTTCTTCAGTGATGTCAAGGAAAACCTCAACATTATAACTGCTAGCATAAGGCTCTGGAGTCTCGCCGGTCAATGACCAGTCGATGTCGCCAATTTCCTCCGGCACTAACTTCCGATGCTCCCAAAGAGCGCAACAAGCTTCCCAAGTAATAAGTCCGGCACCAATATTGGCACGCCGCAACATCAGGATAAGTTTATCCCGAATCTCCTGAAACTCTTTACGACCACGACCAAAATTACGACGAAGCACATCATCACAATTCAAAGTGATCGCAACATGGGAGGGCAAAGTCCTACGAACATACCGCAACCCAGACATGGATTCCTCAAGCTCAGGAACTCCAAATACCTTCACTCCTTCAAAGATATTAGGGTCGACACGAGTGGTCAACTTCAAAAACTGCAACGTATGGACATGCGCACTAGGCGGTCCATCTGCTCCTTTAGAAGGGTCAGTGTACTCAATACCGAGCAGTCCCAGACACTCTTTGACGGTTTTAAAATTAAACCATTCAACCTTACGTCCACGGGTGACGATGTGATCATCACCAAGAACTTTAGCTCTACAATAAGTGCGATACGCACGCATGTGAGCCATCTGAGGAGCCTGCTGCTTAGCAATTTGCAAAAACGCATAACGCAAGTAAAACCTACACATAAGGTTATTAAACAAAATAGTGGTTCCGGCAACCCCTGATTTTGTGCCTCCCTTCATCATGTAGATGGTCGTACCCACAAGAATTTTAGTGCACACACAAGAGTCAATCAGAGCAAATCTGATCCGAGTTGATTCTTCATCACCCCCGTACCAAGAGGAAACGCACGGAGCAATACCGTCGTTTGCAATTTGAGGAGTAAGTAAACTCTCAAACTTCTTGAAATCGGCGGCAAAAGCTTCAGTGCCAACCTCGCAAAGATAATTGATCATAGTCTCCCAGTCCGAGATCCCACATTCATGCCAAGCGCAGACTCGCCATAATTAAATTGCTTAGTGATAGCATTAATATAACAACCAAAATACATACGTAAATAATGGTTTGGGCAAGTTGAGCAATAGTAACAACACGAGTACGTTGTTGCTTAATCTTGGCTGCTGTTTTCAATTCATCTTTCAAGGCATAAATCATGGTGAAATTAGGTTTACGACCATTTCGCAAATCATCCATAGCCTTATCAATCTCTTCACGCAAAAGAGAATCAGAGACAATCCAAGAACCAGGTTGTCCAGAAAAGAGAGGTAACTTACCTTGACCTTTCAATTCAGCACGAAACTTGTGTGGCCAACCACGAGAGGTTTTCATACAAATGGCACGCAAATAAGGCAAATCGGGAGCTCCATTAATGGCTTCAAACTCAGTAAGGATGCGACGAGGCTCATTACGGGTATTTTCCATATCTTGCTCAAGAATATCCTGAAAGATCTCTCTCATCTCATCGGAATCAACCTTAAATTGGGGGAACTCAGCACGATTCATTTCCATGACGCACAATGATTCACCAGTAAGACCCTTACAACGAGGGTCTATTCCAAGTAAGGCAGGTTCTTTATCAATATGAGCCAACTCAGGAGCTGAAAACAGGGGAGAAGGTACAAACTTTGTTTTTTGAGACAAAGTATTATTGACCGGTACGTTCTCCTCAATAAGGACATACTCCGCGCGAACGGGAATAAAACTCTTAGCTTCACTCGTGACAAACTCAATTGACATATTTTCCAATAACTTACGAGTTAAGGGAACGCCGATACCTTGCTCTTCAGAGAAAGCAGAAGTGATACCGGCAACATGCCAACCATAAATCTTGACAACACCATTACCATCAACACCGATGATAATGCCACCACAATCACCAACACCAAATGAACGATAAACAAGACGATCTGTTGTGAACAAATCTTTGTTACCACTGCCAGAAGCCCAAGCAAGGCGTTTACCTTGCTGCTTTGGGATGGCCATGGGAACAACAAGCTTCTTATCAAAGCCCCGTCTCATCATAAAACACA